TGGAGCCGAATACGGCACCATATCAAAAACCCGATAGAAGAAATTCCGTCGCCACCAAGGTTCATATTGGTGATGACTCCGCCCGATCTGGGTTTGGAGTGAGTCCTCAGCTTCCTATCGCTGTTGCGCTCAAAATTGGTGCCTTAGACGCCACAGCCCAAAAAGCTGCAATCGAAAGGTTGCGCCATCAATGGGATAGATTTGTTGCCAACCCGACACGATCATCCCTCCGCAGATATCAACGCTATCTGTCAAATTTCGAGTCCAATGATGGCCAGGAACTCGGATCTAAGAAATTCATAATGCACGAAACTTTTAAACAGAAGAGGAATGCCGTTACAAAGCTTAGCACGTTAGCTGGAACTGGACACTTAAGTCACACCGATGAGGTTAGGATCTCACGGACTTTCGTTAAGGGGACCCTTGTGCCTGTGGACCGACCCACGATTTCTGAAATTCAGACCACTGAAACTTTCGACCTTACTCCCGTTAAGAACACTTCTTTTGTTGAAGCTGTTAACAGTAAGCCAGTCAGTCTCCCAGCGGGATGGATCACGTTATCAACGGATAGATTCTTTTTCGTAGTTTACAATGGAAAGACCCAACAAATGCCTTACAATGCTTATGCACTTGTGAGCACATTTCTTTCCAAAGAAGGCAACGGGCAGTATGCACTTTTGGGGACTAAACCCCTTCAATCAGCCATGACACTCCAGCAATCTGGTGTTGGTCCTCAAGACACGATCCGTGTCCAAGACCGACTCAATGGAGGTGTCCAACCCAAAACCAAAAAGCCGAGGTCCGACCAGAAGACCAAAGCGAAGGTCGAGATTGACAAGAAAAGGGGCAAGGATCAGCCCAAAGAAACCAAGCCTAAAAAGAAGCCCCAAAAGGTTGTAACTGTGTCACCCGACGCACCACAAACCTGCTTCGTCTGTAAAAAGACACGTGGAGATCACCACAAAGGCGTTTGGTGTTCAAGAAAGGATCCGCCCAAAGTTGACGTTGCAACTTTGAAGGGGCCTTCGAAAGAAGTGCTCGAAGTTGTAGTGGAGGATATCGATGACGATGAGGAGAGTGAAGACTCCTTTGAGGTTATTGTGGAAGATCCAATTCCTGATGATGTTATCAGGGATGCCGCTACTGCGAAGTTCGTCAAGGAAATACCTTTTGGCGAGAACCGGTTTTCGATGAAGACTGAAAAGAAGATTTTTGTTGCTAAGGAAGCGCATATTGAAGAATCTCTAGAAAAATTTTTGGCTGTTGAGTTTTACAGACGGAACTTTTATCTAACTTCTATTGTGATTCGCACGGCGATCATTCTTTTTTCTTTTCTGTTTTGCATGTGTGTCAACCTGCTTCTCATGGCTATGATGTTTAGACCCGAAATTTCGGCTCTTGATCTTGCTGTGTTGGCTTTGGGTTCTTTCCTCTTGTTCAGTTATTTCTCATTACGCATGTCATCACAATTGATAAAGTGGTTCCTCAGGTATGTTGTCTTGGTCTATTACAAAAAGATCTCGGCGCGTATGCTCAAAGAGAGGATTTATGACCCGCTTGATGAAGCTGACGTTCATCTGATGCCCGACTTCAGGTTCCTTAATGTGAGGACCGCTAAATATCACATTCACCACAACATCACGGATGGCCGCACTTCAGTTTCGATGCAAAATAAATATAAGAAATCAACTTATACTCTACTGAACCGCAGTCCCTTGACCCCCCTGTTTGTTGACGCCTTAGACGTAGGAATATGGAGAACAATTATCTCAAAGTTCTTTCCTGATCTATATAATATTGCTCCAGTCAAATACAAATTTGAATACATCGAATGGAAAGCAATGACTACTGATGATTCTGACAAGTTCAATCCTCTTGCTAGTAATGATGTCCGGCCTGAAAGCATATCCTTATCTAAAATTCGGAGAAGCGGAGCTGTCATCACTCAATTCCAATATAGACATGGTCGTGGCGACATGGCCATCTCTAATATAAAATATGTTTCAATGGCTTATGTTGTTGAAGCCCTCGGAACGCCAGCATTGAGAAACCACAACGACTCCTTCGAGACATTGGACTCTAAGATAATGTTATTTATGAAGAACCATCAGTCAATTAATCTGGACGTCAATCAGAACGCGAAGCTTAACGTAATATCACACACCACAGAATACTTGAGGAACTACCTAAGATTTTGCAGAATTGAGTCTGACCAGGAATGCCTGTTGGATTTCGTTCGCGCCAAATCCGCGTAGGCACTAACAGGATTGTGGCGTATGGTTATCGAGAAAACGAGAGCCTATTAATCCCGCCTTTGGTAAAGAAGGCGTTCATTAACAACGATTTAGTGATTAATATGGACAAGACTTTAGAAATAACACGTTTTCGAGATTGTGCGAAAAGACCAGTAGTAATGGCTGACCTGGGCCTAAGAATACCAGGCGTGATACAACCTCACCCAGATCCAGGTGACACACATACGATAGCAGCAGGCTCGTTGTACAGGTTTTGTAGGGAGATACCAAACTCCGGGAAATACAGTGAAGAATTAAACAGATTCACAGCAAAATGGTTGGAAGCTAACATGCCGCCGCTCGAACATGGAGTGGACACGACTTTCGAAACATGGATCCAACAAACACCTTATACTCTCGCAAGAAAAGAAGAACTAACAAGGAAATTAGACGAGAGCAATTATAAATTAAGCAGTATTATACCTGATAAAGTACTTAAGGTGTCGTCGTTTATGAAAGATGAAACATATCCGACTTACAAACATGCAAGGGCAATCAACTCACGCTCTGATGTTTTCAAATCCCTGGTAGGGCCGATCTTCCAACTGATTGGTTCACAACTTTTTAAATTACCTTGGTTCATCAAGAAAATCCCTATTAATGAAAGACCTCAATATATTATTGACTTACTTAAGAGAGAGGGCTCTAGTTATATCATCACTGATTATACTTCTTTTGAAGCTCATTTTACGAAGAGCATGATGGAAGATTGTGAATTGCAGCTACTGAAACACATGGTGCAGCATATCCCAGAGGGGAAGAGCTGGTACGACCTAGTGCATCGAGCTAAGACAGGCATTAATGATATCAATTTCAAAAACGTATCCCTGAAAATAGAAGCAAAGAGGATGTCCGGAGAAATGGACACATCGCTGTCAAATGGGTTTGCAAATTTAATGTTCATGTTATTTATGATGGACAAAGTTGGAGCTACCAACGTCGCTGGAGTAATTGAAGGTGATGACGGTCTGTTTGTGGCAACAGGAGAAAAAATGCCTACTAAACAAGATTTCCTTGACTTGGGACTGATGATCAAACTCGACGTTGTACAAAACCTTGAGCATGCCTCTTTTTGTGGTATGGTTTTTGATCTAGATGACCGGACAAATGTAACGAATCCAATTGCAGAGCTCGTGAGCTTTGGTTGGACAACCGCTCGTTATGCAAGATCCAAAAAATCAGTACATATGTGTCTATTACGTTCCAAAGCACTATCATTAGCTTATCAATATCCGGCTTGCCCTATACTTTCCACCCTAGCCTATAAAGTCTGTCAATTAACCGCATCCTATGACAGCAGGAAATTCTTACAAAAACAAGGTTCACACGCTTTTAACCTCTATGAAATGGAAATCATACAAAAATCGCACGATTATTTTGAAAAACACAAGTTATTAGAACAACCTGGTATCAGCACTCGACTACTTGTCGAAAAATTATACGGAATTAGCATCCAAGACCAACTCACAATCGAAAATTACATCAACAAAATGGAAACAATCGAACCCATTTGCTGTCCTGAAATATACAGTTATGTTGAACCAATGTGGGTAGACTACTACGAACGATACACTGTCAGCGTCAATCTCCGAGATGATTTCAACGATTTGGATATGTTATGGCCTGAACCACGGAATAAAGCAAACATTCTTCAATTTAAAAAGCGTTAAGCTTAGAACTGGATCTAGTGATCCTTGCCCTTAGTGGCTACACAACGAAACTTATAGTTTCCTGACCC